CATATTCGCCAGTGGAATGAAAAAACAAAGTTGTTTGATGTAGTTACCTTTAAACCAGAAACGTATTTTAAACTTATGAAATCATTTAACCTGCACGAGGGAACGTTTGTTTTAGATATGAAACGTGTAACATAAATGATACACTATTCAATAAATGAAAAATAATGGTGTACATTCGGTATTAACTGTGGTAGAAAGGTTATAGAAATTGAAGGAGAATACAATGACTGTTGCAACTAACTATGACGATCGTATGGCGCTAATCAAAAAAATCGCTGAAACAAAAAAACAAAACGAAGCACGTAAACAGCGTATGGCTAAGGTTCGTGCCAAGACAGCCGCTGTCAAAAAACAAGCTAAAAAAGCTAAGCGTGATTTCATGCAAATACCTAAAGAAGGTGAAAACATGTATCATTGGACTGACGCTTCAAAGTACGCTAAAGAATATTATGGCGAAGTCATGTACGAAACTACAAGGTACGATAATGACTGGGACTAATCAATTAGAAATGAAAATGCATGATCTAAACGAAAAGATTACTAAGATCAACTATCGTTTAGGTCGTGCTGAAAAATTATTAGAAAGGATAATTGAAGAAAATGAAAGACGTAATAACGGAGGATCTAATGATGGATCGTGATGAAATGATTAGAGAGTTGCGAGAACGTAACTGTCGTGTAATATTCAAGAAAGCAAACGGTGAAGAGCGTGACATGATGTGTACTCTTCAAGAAGATGCTATCCCTGCATCATCAAGCGATAACAACACTGAAAAAGAAAGCAAAGGTTTTTCTAAAGAAGCAATTCGTGTAATTGATGTCAATAAAAACGAATGGCGATCTTTTCGAGTCGATAGTGTGCTCTCGTTTTCGTAATAAATAGTACTACGCTATTGGAGGAATAGATGATTTATCTCTCGTTACAAACTGCACAGTGGATCTTATTGGCTGGTGCTTCAGGTTGTGCTTTCATGATTGGAAGATACTACGGCCAAGGCGATAAGAATGATACGATACAACATACTATTGACTATTTAGTTGATGGTGGATACGTGCGTTATCAGAAGCGTGACGGTGAGATTGAACTTATTCCTCTTGACGAAAAAAATTCATAATTAAAAAAAACGTAAGTAATTGTTTTTAAACAAAACAAAAAGGTTTACTTTCTCTCACGTTTGTGGTAGAATAGAATAGTAAACTGAAGGAGTTACATACATGTCTAAGCGTGATAAATTTAGAGACGAACTTAAAGGCACCGTTATGGGTGAAGTAAAGAAGCAACGTAAGAAGCGTAAGCTTACCGATGAGCAGAAAGCTGTTCTTGTTGAACGTATGAAAAAAGCACGTGAAGCACGTGGTCCTGCTAAAAACTTATCTATTCATGAGTCTATTCGTGACTTGCCTATTGATCATGCTCTAAATGCTAGTAAAGTAAAAGACTGGCTAAAGTATCAAAAAGATGTTCTTAAGTCTATGAGAGGTTGGAAGGATAGTAAGGATAAGAATGAGCGGCAAGCTTATTTTGATACTGATGCTTATGTCTTTAACCTACAAAGATACTTAGGTGACGGCGTGTATCGTGATCATCGTTACGGTGAAGAAAAACAGAATCGTATTCGCTATCGTAGTATAGCAATGGCGTACAACGCAGACGGTTCACCTAAAAGATCAGTTGGTGTCTTCTACCCAGACATCGGAGAAGAATATACTCAAGAAATGGAAGACGAAGATTATGCAGCAAGAAAAAACGTTTCTAACCAAAAGCGACTTCGCAAAGGAAATAGAAACTACAGTCCAAAGTCATAAGTCATCCTATATGGATGCAGTCATCCACCTCTGTGAAAAGCATGAGGTGGAACTAGAAGAAGTGAAGAGATTCATTTCACCAATTATAAAAAACAAGATCGAAGCCGAGGCGATGCGATTAAACTTTTTACCTCGACAAAACTGTTTACCTATTGAGTAAACTAGTATATAATAACTATATCATGATTAATGTGGATAATTCAGCAATATAAAAACATACGGAGAAATATATATGTCTTTTGCAAATCTAAAACGTACACGTACCGACTTTTCGAAACTAGTCGCAGCAGCACAATCTGCAGGTGGAGAACAACAGAAAAAGAAATACGGCGATGATCGTATTTGGAAACCAACAGTGGATAAAGCCGGCAATGGCTATGCTATCCTACGGTTCCTTCCAGCAACTGAAGGTAATGAGTTACCTTGGGTTCGTTATTGGGATCATGGTTTCAAAGGACCAACAGGTCAGTGGTACATTGAAAGATCACTTACATCCATTGGTCAACAAGATCCAGTATCTGAAGCGAATACACGCCTTTGGAACTCAGGTATCGAGTCTGATAAGGAAACAGTAAGACAACGTAAGCGCCGTCTACATTATGTAGCCAATGTCCTCGTTGTATCTGATCCTTCTGCTCCTGATAACGACGGTAAAGTAATGATGTATCAGTTTGGTAAAAAGATTTTTGATAAAATCATGGATCAACTACAACCCGAGTTTCCAGATGAAAAGCCAGTGGATCCATTCAACATGTGGGAAGGTGCAGACTTTGTACTAAAGATTCGCCAGGTTGAAGGCTATCGTAACTATGATAAGTCAGAGTTCCGTGCTCCTAGTCCTTTACATGATGGTGATGAAGAAAAGCTAGAGGCAGTATATAACAAAGCATACGATCTATCTGAGTTCTCTGATCCTAAGAACTATAAGTCTTATGATGAACTCAAAGTTAAGTTGGCTCAGGTGTTAGGTGAACAAGCGCCTCGTACTGTAAAGGAAGAAATAGTATTGGATGATGAGATTCCTGAGTTTCCAACAAAGACTCAACCCGCGCCTGCGATGGCTACAGCTGAGGCTGTAATGGAAACAGCATCTTCTACTGATGAAGAAGATACTATGAGCTACTTTGCTCGATTAGCTAACGAAGACTAATTAACTTACTGAGCAACTGGATCCATAAGATCCTGTGTTGGTGGGGCGGGGAGAATCAATCCGGTTCCTCCGCCACCGCCATTTCCACCTCTACCAGCTTCTTGTCCAGGTAATGTATTATTAATAATCACAACTTGCGCTTGCTTTTCTCTGATACCAGCAGCTACATCAGCAGCAGTAAGTCCAGATCCAGTTTGCGTTTCTGTAGGCGTAATACTTGCAGCATTTTCTCCTAGCGTTTCTGTAGGCGTAATACTTGCAGCGTTTCCTCCTAGCATTTCAATTTGCTTTACAAGCTCAGATTGAGCCGCTAGATTTCCATCTAAAGCGTAACCAGCGTTAGGATCTGAACTAGCTCGTAATTTTGTTTCTTCAGCTTTTAAATTTGTTAAACTATCTTGCGCTGTTGCAAGAGTTGCTTCATTGGTTTGATCTGTTGATAATTGGTTATCATCTATTCCAATCAAATTCTTTGCCCAGTTTGGCAATAGGTCTACTAGTTGTTGTTGCAGTTGAGCGGCTAAAGCTCCTACGTCTGGAAGTAAACCAGTAATCAAATCAAAAAATCCAGTAGCCCAAGATGCTATTTTAGTAGGAATAGAAGTAATAGCATCTTTAACAGCAGTAATCTTTTCATCTGCGATTGTGAAAAATGATGTCAAAGCATTATCAACACCTGTTACAACGTTATCATATGCATTTGTAAAGAAACTAGTTAATGATGTCAAAGCATTATCAACACCTGTTACAACATTATCATATGCATTTGTAAAGAAACTACTTATCGAATTTTTTATATTCGTAATACTTTCTGATATTGAAGTCTTTACTGCATTGTACATATAAGGAATACTTCCTTCAGTTTCTGGGTTAGTAAAGAAATTTGAAAGATCAGTCCAAAAATTCTTTAATGTATCAGTGAGCGTAGTCCACTTATCACTAACCCAAGTAGATACGCCATTCCATATGTCTGAAAGTTTAGTCGTAAGCGCAGTAATAGTGTCTTGAACTGCACCTAAGAATGTTCCGCTTTCACCAAAGTCTACACCAAAAATTTCAAGAAGATTTGTTATTGCAGCATCAAATAAATTTTTAATGCCATTAAATAATGTAGTACCTATGGTTGATAGACCAGCCATCCACTCACCTTTAAGCAATAAGTCTACACCTTCTAAAACGCCAGCTATAGTTTCAGTAATAATTACTAGATTAGCAAGAAGCCAATCTTGTATTTGTATTTTAAAATTACTAAACCAATTACCAATAGATTCAAATGTAGCTTGTATATCTGCATTGCCTGATAACGCAGATATTGTATCTTTAATGCCTTGAAATGCAGGTACTATATTATCATTCCATAATGTTTTTATAGTATCAACAGATTTTTTAAAGTTTTCGTTTTCCGAAATATCATTAAATAATGCATACAGGCCGCCGATGATTAAAGCAATCGGACCACCTACTCTTAAAAGTTTAGAAAGAGCTTTGATTGGTTTCATTAAAAACTTTAGAGGACCTTTAAGAATACTTCCAAACATTGATCCAATTCCTGAAAAGAAGCCTCCACCGCCTGTATCACCAGCTACAGTTGCGCCGCTTGGTCTTAAACCAACTTTATTTTGTATTTCACCTTTATCTTCCAAAGCTTGTAATCGATCAGCTGAACCCTGTCCATCCACCATATCAATCAGCAGTGTGTTTTGTTTCTCTTGTTGTTCAAATCTCTGTTGACTTATTTCATTTTGAATCTCGAGCTCCAAAACAATATCTGATAAAGTGGCCATTTTTACTATCCTTAGCGAAATTGCTGCTGTTGTGCAGTTTGTCTTTCTTGTTCTAGTTCTTGTGTTAATAATGTAATATACACCTCCCTCTCCCAAGGCATCATATTTTCAAGTTCCGTTAGTGATAATTTAAATGAGTACATCAATCTAAAATTCACTTGATAGTAATTCACTAACGAATCATGTGAGAGGTTTATTAGAAAAAATCATTCATTCCTTTTAACGTTACATTATTCTCAGCTTCACATGATTCACAGGTAAAGTTTACATCGTGTTTTAATTGTGGCATATCTTGAATAAACTTCACTATTTGTTCAAACTGAGTGGTGTTTAGATTATCAACAAAATCATTTACTGTATCACTAGATTCATCTGCAAATTTAATATTTTCGTCTTCACTTTTCAAAGAATCTAAACAATTTGCAACCATTGCCATTATAGAATCTGTAGTAGATTTGTTATTCATAACTTTTTCATCATGTAACACTGACATATAGTTCGGATATTTCATTACCAAAGTCCAGGTGTCATTTAGCTTAATAACATTGTTGCTTTTATTATTAACATCAATGCTAACTTTTTCTAAATCAACACTAATTTCATTTGTATGTTCACATTTTTTACACTTAATTCCTATATTAGATCTTTCACCAACTGACTTGGCTCTCATCTGTGTAAAAATATATTCAACATCAAACGTAGTCAATTTATTTACATCAATACTAGATGCGCAAGATTGAATCGTATTCACCACAGCATTCAGAATTTGTTTCTGATCCTGTGATTCCATTGCAATTAAAAGAACTTTTTGTTCTTTTGTTAAAAATGGTCTAAATGAGATTTTATTTCCAGTAGACGGAATTGCAATCTCATAATCGGGCATTTCATTAATCTTAGGTAGTGCCATAACTATATCATCCTTTAGTTAAAAATTCGTGTCAGTACTGTACCTACTGCAGTTTGTACAAAGTTTTCAAGTGGGTTTTGATCAGTAAAGTTTGAAGTCCATCTTGTATATGACAATTGGATTCTAAGTTCTACTAATCCATCTAGTTCGTTATTTAGCGGTATTGCCTCCATGGTCACAGGAAAAGCTTTTTCGAGTTGACATGAATAAATTTTATCTTCACCAGTTAAGAAGTCTAGATTAAACTCACCCTGAGCAAAATCAAACGGTCCTATTCGAGGTAACCGTTGCTGTATGATTTCTGGTAATCTAGGTATTCCTAGAGGCGTTGAGTAAACCGGTAAGCCCACTCCTTTCTTAAGCTGGTGTATTCTAACACTACGAACGTAATCATTTTTATATCCGATTTGATATGTGCTCGGATTATACGCAGCTTGCATCCATTTCTCAAAGTATTCTTTTATTCCATAGTCATTCAATAAAAGAAAAGATAAGCTTACATCATCGCTAACTGCGCCGTAAGCAACTTTTTCTCTCTTTGTTCCAATCTCTTTATCATATGTAGCTACCTGTCTTCCTGGTAAATTTACATCTCTACATAGTAAGTTAACTGCTCGAGTCGTGGCTCCTGGAAATGCTGGTAGTTCAATCGAAAAAAGATTGGATCTTGCTGGTCCGTTCTTTCCAGATATTTCACCTTTAAATTGTTCTAAGTTAATTGACATTATAGCATTCTCCTTGAGTCACTATAAACTTTATTACCGCTTGATTTTTGCCAGTCAGCGGTAGGAAGAAATGTTGCGATCTCCCACTCAGGCGCGGGTACCCGAGCAAACCTACTTTTAACGTGATCTTTCAAGTAATGTTTAACGCACGGCTTGAAGTATTTAAACTTTGCTGCTTTTTTTAATAATGAATATGAAACTTTAAATCTAGTAGTTTCATCATATAGTTTATTATTTGTAATGTCAAGCAAGCTATCTAAAAATTTTGCTCTTAATGTTGGAGGCAGATAGTGTAGGTTCATACCAAGGAATCCTCCTTCGGCTGGTCCTAATACAATCACCAACGGAAATGAATCGTAGTACGGAAGTTCTTTCTTAAGCTTAGGATCATAGAAGAACATGTACATTGAACCAACAATCCTACGATTTGAAAGTTCAATCGGATCTTCTTTCATTAATTGATTACGGTTGACACTTTTCATCGTCTGTGCTTTCTTACGAAACCAATCTCGAGATGCGTTTGTTCTTGGCGTAATTCCAGCTCTGAAAGCTTCGAATTCTAGTGTTTGAAATAAGTTACTCATACCAGTATTTATACCGATTTATCACTATTTCTTTTTCTTACGAAGAGGCTTAAGTGGCTTCAATGGTTTTATTTGTTTTGGCATGATTCCCATCTTTGTAAGAGTCTTTTCAGTCCAGATCTGAAATCCCCAGTTGTTATCTTTTGCAAACTTACTCGCAGCTTCCCATTTATTTCTATTCTTTACATAAGTCATTGCCTCACCGATATAACGCTTTGACTTGTCTGGTCTTTTAGGTGGCTGGGTTTCTTTCTCTGGTTTGATTTCAACAAGAATAGTTTTGCCACTCTTAAATGTAATCTTAAGATCCATAAAGTACCTATGATACTTCTTATCAACATCATAGAAGTATGGTATTACCACTTCTTCGCTGGACCAAGATTTTATTTCTTTATTCTCATCGCACCACTTGAAGCAATGTCTTTCCCACATTGATCGGAAAATTACACCATCCACGTCACCCTTATACTTCTCACGGTTTTTTACTTTATAACGACCAGAATAAGCCACGGAGTTTCCTTATAAATAATGTTAAAGATTTCATACTATTTATTAGGTACAATATGGCACTAAGATTCCCATTAGAAGATCAACAAGATTATAAAGGACGAATTACATTTCGTTCCTTTGCTCCGCCTGTCCCAGAAGTAAACATTGACGGTTTGGGCAAATTTCTCGGTCCCACTATTAAAAACTTCCAAGAGAAATCGTTTGATCCTCTTCAAGTTGATGTTGGAGATGCAGCTAATTATAGCTATGGTACGCAATCTAACAAAAGAAATTATTCAGGTCAAAGAGTATCTTTATATCTGCCACAAGCGCTTACGTTTAGAGATGCGGCGGAATATAGTAGTGGTATTGAACTTGGTGCTATT